AATGAACTGAGACTGAAATCCGTCTTCTTTATAAGTAAAGATGATGTGTCTCCTCTCAAAACTCTAACCGCTATAATATCAGTAGGTAACCAACACACAACACAAAATAATGGCCTCTAATAAAACAAAGCTTAAAACAGAAGATCGCAGTGATCTTATCGAGGACACCACTGTTGAGGAACTACGCAAAAATGGACTCGTTGAAGAGGTTGAAGTTTCTGCCGAGGACCCATCACTAAAGAAGAAAAAGGATGAGACTGAAGTTGCACCAGATGCAACTGCTACTGCCATGGCAAACCCTGCTTTGCAGGTTGCACTGGCACCCGACTCTGAAGACGAAGAAGATAAAGCTGCACCAACCGATGCCACAGCAGCAGCAATTGCTGCAGCACCGACAGCTGATGCTCCTAAAACTAAAGCAGGGCTCATTAATGCTATGTACCAACAGATGTCTTCAATGAAGACCGAGCAGCTATCACAAATGTATACTACACTTGCGAATCCTGACTCGACAGTTACGGAAGAAGATGACGACAGCAAGAAACCAGATGCAGATGAAGTTCCAGCATACGATGCGACACCAGCAGCGGATGATGATTCTGATTCTGATTCTGACGATGCAGACGACGATGACTCAGCCGAAGACGGCGATGAAGATGAAGACGAAAAGAAAGCTAACGCTCCAGATACTGTTAAGACCGAAAGTCTTAATGTTCTGCTGCAGGCTGAAAAATCGCTTTCAGAATCATTCCGCACTAGCGCTGCAGCATTGTTTGAGTCGACAGTTAAAGCCAAGGTTGCAACCGAACTCAAAACTATCGAGTCTAACTACAAAACTCAGCTTGCTGAGGAAGTGGCTACAGTAACTAAAACCCTCTCTGAGAAGGTTGACAGTTACATGAACTACGTAGTTAAAAATTGGATGGAAGAGAATAAAGTTGCTATCGAAGCAGGACTGCGCACTGAAATCGCTGAAGAATTCATTAACTCGCTAAAGAGCGTGTTTAAGGAGTCTTACATCGAAGTTCCTGAAGGTAAGGAAAACCTGGTTGATACTCTCAACATAGAAGTTTCTAAACTTGAGGAACAGCTGCTAAAAGCCACTGAGTCAAATATCAAGCTAAGTGAGAATGTGAGTGCGCTTAAACGCAATCAGATTATCTCTGAAGCTTCTTCCGATCTCGCCTCCACAGAGGCTGTCAAATTCAATTCTCTTGTTGAAGAGGTTGATTTCGAAGATGCTGAGTCTTTCTCTAAGAAAGTCACAAGTATCAAGGAGTCATACTTCCGCAAGACTGTCACTCAATCCCAAGAAAGTGAAAATGAGACAGGTATCAATGCTGCAACGGGCGAAGAAGTTGATCTACCCCCAGCAATGGCTGCTTACTCAAACGCGCTTTCTCGCATTCTAAAGTCGTAAAATATTACAGACTTTGCTAATCAAAACAACTGCTAGCTATAACTACTAATAACAATATGTTTAATTCAGAAACAATCCAAACGAAGTGGGCTCCAATCCTTGAACACAAGGATCTTCCCGCTATCAAAGACAACTACCGCAAAGCTATTACCGCTATCGTTCTTGAGAACCAAGAAAAAGCTCTTCGCGAAGAGCGCGGTCAATCAAGCTTCCAGGCTATTACTGAGACTGCAGCTAACGCCACCGGCGGTAGCGTTTCAAACTGGGATCCAATCCTTATCTCTCTTGTTCGCCGCTCGATGCCGAACTTGATTGCCTATGATATTGCTGGTGTTCAGCCAATGTCCGGCCCAACTGGCTTGATCTTCGCAATGAAGAGCAAGTACTCGACACAAGGCGGCACAGAGGCATTCTACGATGAGGCCAATTCAGCCTTCTCTGGTACCGGCTCACAGGTTGGCAATACGTCATCGCTTCCAGCCTCTGCTGATATCGCTGCTGATGCTGACAAAGTTGCTGCGTCATGGACAGTCGGTGGGACACTGACCACTGCTGCTTCTGAAGCACTTGGTAACTCCGGTGGAAGCTTTGGTGAAATGGCGTTCTCAATCGAGAAAGCTACTGTCACTGCTACTACTCGCGCCCTAAAGGCTGAGTACACGATGGAACTCGCTCAGGATCTTAAGGCCGTTCACGGTCTTGATGCTGAGTCTGAGCTTGCTAACATCCTCTCGACTGAGATCCTTGCCGAGATCAACCGCGAGGTTATCCGCACTGTCAACGTCAAGGCGAAACTTGGCGCTCAGCAAGCCGGTATTACAACTGCTGGTTACTTCAACCTTCTAACTGATTCTGATGGTCGTTGGAGCGTTGAGCGCTTCAAGGGTCTTCTAGTTCAGATCGAACGCGAGTGCAATCAGATTGCTAAAGAAACCCGTCGTGGCAAAGGTAACTTCATCGTGACTTCATCCGATGTTGCTACTGCTCTTGCTGCTTCTGGCGTTCTTGATTACGCTCCTGCTCTGTCCACTGCTCTCGAAGTTGATGACACTGGCAGCACCTTCGCAGGTGTTCTTAATGGTCGCACCAAGGTTTACATTGATCCATATTCCACTACGGATTACGTTACCGCTGGTTACCGTGGTACAAACCCATATGACGCTGGTCTGTTCTATTGCCCATACGTTCCTCTCACGATGGTGAAGGCTGTTGGTCAGTCTGACTTCCAACCACGTATCGGGTTCAAGACACGCTACGGCATGGTTGCTAACCCATTCGCTCAGTCTGGTGCACCGGTCAATGATACCGGCACAAACCGCGCCAATCGGTACTTCCGTATCTTCGGCGTTTCCGGGATTCTTGATAATGGCTAATCTGTTTAGCG